TAAATTAGCCATTCGTGATTCCCAATGTAGTGTCGCTCAACGCTGTTACTATGTCTATGTCAGATACCCTAGCACCGCTTATGAATATCTCGTCTGGCTGCGCAGTGATCTCAAACAGGTCGCCGAACTTGCTACCGCCTGTCAGAGGTACTATGACCACGCTGCCTATTACCGTAGCTAGCTGCGTGTGTAGATATGCTGCTAGTTCTGTGAAGAAGAAACTGCTACCAAAGTCCCAGTTGGCTAAACTAAAATAAGCATTGATAGCCCCGATTACCCTGGATTTGACTTCACTATCGCTGATGGTCGAGCCAGTAGCTTTGACTACCTTGAACCTAACTTGATAAGCAGGGTCGGCTTGTGTGCCAAACAATATCTTGTAGCTCACAGGATGCCATATGATCTGATCTGTCATCATCTTGTATGATTCAAACGCACCAAACGTGACCTGCAGGTCATCTGTCGTTGGTACGCTGGGCTTGGTCGCGGCAGGACCATTGGTGCTGATCCAGTTCCTGAGATCAGTATCGTAGCTATTAGTCAACACATACATGTCAATGATGTTGTTGATAGCTGGATCGATCCTCTGATCATTGGCTGCATAATGCTTCCATAGATACTTTATAGAGTTACGGCCAGTCCTGACCTTGTAATATTCAGTTACATCAACTAATTGCTTGTTGATGTATTGATAGAAGGTGGACGTGTCGAGCACATATGCCAGATCGCCGTTTGACCATGTAGTCGTGCTGATCAGGTTCTTGCGTGGGAATATCTTATCACTGGATATCGTGATCGGATCATAATATTGATATCCGTCGCTGCTGACGAATTGTTTCCAGAACAACAAATTGTTTGGTACCACAGTTGGATCCACTATATCTGTGAACTCGTCTGGGTTATCTGGGACGTTCTCAGTCTTCGAATCCCAGAAAGTGACCTGCACGCTGCGAGGTTCAGCATATCCATCTGGATATACATATTGGCTCTTGATCTTCCATATACGATCTGTACCCAATGCGATCGGAGAGTTTGGTTGAGAGTTGATGCCCATCACATTGATGTAATCCTGCATCGCACGCCCAGTCTGAGGATCTATGACCTTGGTAGTATTAGCGAAATAGAATCGCACATCGTTGACGCTCTCAAACACATAACGCTGAGAACGTATGTAGATCTGCCATGTTGGTCCTACATACACCATCTTGACCAACCAGCTAGCATCTTTGCCAGTGCTGGTGTTATTGCGTGCATTCGTGATAGAGAAAGTCTCATCTGGGCTTAGGTTATCATTGCTGATCGGATACCAAGTTGATGTCTTGGGATCAAACCCGATGCCAAATGTTTGTTTCTTATCAACATATACAGCTATATTATTGATCTCATCTGTAGTGAGTGTGGTCCGCCATGCCGGCACGACATACTGGACTAGATCGCCGCTGGTTATCTGAGAATTCAATGTGACAGTGCCTTGCCCATTGGATAGCACACCGCTCTGCGATATCCCATCGCCGTCTCCGATGATGTCCATCACACATGCCCAGCCGCTGTTGGCGAACTTGATGAGGCTACCTTGCCTTATGTAGGCTTGTGATGCAGTAGTATGCGCAGCAGATCCCAGTTTCTGCGCAGATGGGCCTGTGAAGAATGCGCCATTGATGCTGCGAGTGTTGGTACCAGTCGTGCGCCATGCTAGCACGTTGCTAGCATATCTAGGATACGATCCGATGAAGAAATCTCGCAGTTCAGTAGCCGTGCTGGTGTTGTTGTTGCTACCATTTAAGAGAGGTTGCACATATGTAGAAATTATCGCAGTGCTATTCAATATAGAACCAGATGGCACATCCTGCCTGTTGAGGCTCGATTCAGAGAATATCATACCATCCTGGCTGAACACGTTTAAGTTCTGATAGTTGCCGGTTGGATCGTTTATATCCATGTAACGGTTCTGGCCAGCATACACCCTGTTCACTGCTTTGACTTTGAGTGACTGGGAACTCTGCAATGGATAGAGGTTGTAATCCTCACCGTTTACCATCCTGTCCTGTGTATAATATACCTGGCTAGCGTTCAGCTTGATCTGATCGTTGCTCTGCCTGGTCTGGCTATTGGCTATGGTGGTCTGCAAGCTGGTATTGAACACGATGGAATACGTGTTGCCGATGTTATCGTTATAATTGAAGTTAAACTTGAGATTGGTCATGTCACCGGGGCGTATCTGATACGAGAGACCGTTGCTGGACCTGTACCAGACCCTGATTATACCAGTTGGAACATTACCAAAGTTACCGTCTGCGAATCTGATGCTGATGCGATCGTTACCATTGTTGTCCCTGCTGACGACTGAAAAGATGTCCCTGACACCCTTGTCGATGCTGTTGTAGATGATGTTGAATCCGTTGACGCTGGGTACTTTGGTCCAATCTTTAGTGACCAACCCTGTGGTATCGATGTTCTGAACCCACACATCATTCTGATTGATGCCATCAGCATCAACGTCTATCACACGGTTGGCGATCTGATAATCTAACCTGTAATCCGCATAACCTATAGTGCCTTGCTTGAACATCAGGAAGAACCCAGTGTTGGGGCTCGTGTTGCCATTACCGTCAGTCCTGTATATGATGTTCCAACCATTGAGAGGATTGGGTGCTCGTTCGAAGAAATATCCAGCACTAGTAGTCACATCTGTGGCTGCTGTCGCATCGAGGAAATTGGGATTGACCAGCTCAAATTCAGTTGAGTTACCGCCTATTACTGATGTAAATGGCAGCGTGCTGGTTGGTATCACAGTGTTGTTTATCTCATAAAGCTCAGTTGATACTCCGCCGATCGTGCCATTGGCAGTGGGACTACCAAATGGGTTATTGGTATTCAAGCTGGCATTAAGCACCAGTATGAACTGCTCGAACCAATCTGGATTGTTCTGATCGTTCCATGTGATCGTGGTGTTCTTGAGGTTCAACCCGTTAGCATCGTAGAGATCTTGGTTGCTGAATATCTGTGTGACCTTGATCAATCCCTGCGACGGTGTAGAACGCTGTGGCTGATAGCTCAGCATCTTAGCGAGACGGAACACGCTCTCACGACGCTGTGCAGTGTCTAGGAAGTTCTCACGAGTGTTGAGATCCATCCTGAACGCCAAGCTCTGGCCTAGATAAGCCAGCAAGTCTATGATAGCGACGAATTCGCTGCTTTCGATCCAATCGTTGAAATCCTCGGGGTATGTCAACCGCATGTAGTTGACCATCGCAGCTCGTATGGTGTTGAAGTCATATGAGCTGAAGTTCACTTTGGTGAACGCGGTATACAGGACTCGCCAGTCCTCACCGGCAAATAATTGGCTCTGTCTCTTTTGCTGGCTTACTGTCATCTGTGGTCCTTACACCGATTGCATCGTGCGATTATCAAATTGCAAACTAAAACTATCAACTACACCGAATGGCACATACAGCAGATCCATCTGCACCATGAATCCCTGGTCAAACGAATCAACTATGATGTTGACCAGTTGTACCCTGCTATCAGAGTTTATCACATTAGTGCATTCCTCAACGATAGAGTCTCTAACGACATCATCGAATTGATCAAACAGCATATCCCATATGCCGCAGCCGTAAGTAGGCATCATCACCCGCTCGCCCTTGCGAGTATAGAAGTGATTTAGCAGATCCCTCTTGATCAATTCGATATCGGCGAACTGCTGCACCTTGCTGGTGGTATCAACCGTGCTGTATCCTACGAACAATCTGCTCTGCGGCATTATAGCCATGTGGCGTCTTCCTCAAATACTACTGGTATATTTATCTGATGTAAAAATGCTCGGTTAATCAATCAGTGATTGGTTGGCGGCATCCCGCGGAATATGCTGGCTTCTGCTTGTCGACGGTTCAGCAGGCCTTTCACGGTCTTGCCGCCAGCTTTGCACCACATGAGGAAATCTCCGGGTGCTTTCTCTAGATTACCAGCATTTATGTCTTTGGCCAACGTGCTGCTAGCGAATGCGCCGCTGCCTATGTTGAAACACAAGCTAACCAGGGCATCAAACTGGCTCTGCGTGAGAGGAGTTTTGATAGTGCTCCTGACGGTCTGTGCTTTGGGTTCGATGTCCTGTCTCAACAGCGTGTCGACTTCGGCATCAGTCAATGCCCTATCCAGGAAGATCTTCTTGCCACCGATGGTCACAGAGTTAGAGGATAACTCTGGCTTTGTTAGCAGATGCCCGTAGCCCACGGTCTTGAGCCCTGCTACGTCTAGATATACAGTTTTCTTTAAACCCTCATATCGCTTGATGAACTGCAATCCGCTATCGCTGATCTTCAAGCTACCAGATGGCACTAGATCTTTGCTACCGCCTTCATACTTATAGACTGGATTACCCTTGTCATCATAGCTTTGCCCACTGTACTTGCCTGCAGGCATACCAGCTCGCGGGCTACCCACGATGTCATTGGGTTTATCTTGATTAGAAGATATCTCTCCGGTACGGATCAGCTGTAAATTCTCATCAGTCTTGGGTTCTGCCGCTGTGACATGCCCGTTGGTACCAGATACGCTACCGCCATGGTATGGGTATGGCTCATGGTATGGTAACCTATACATGATAGTGTCTCTCACTATGACTTGTATGTTGCCATCGCTCACGACTTTCGCATCTTTCTGCTGTAGATCTTGAGGATCTTCTGCATCAGATGCACCAGTAGCATCTTCAGCACCTACACTGTTGAAATGTATGTTAGTAGCAGTCATATGTATCTCTGCCGCAGCTTTGATATCAACATCACCCTCATCACCCTGTATAAACACTGATCCAACAGCTTTGTAATTGCCGTCGCCGTCGGCTTTATCTAAGATGTCACCGCCGGCAGTCCTGTTGCAATCCTCTCCGGCAGTCATATAGACGCCTACGTCAGCTGACATGTGCAGATCAACGTTAGCGTTCATCTTGATCAAACCGCCGCCGAAATCTCCAAGGGGTGTGCCAGGATCATTGCGAGCTTTCATGAATATGCTGCGTCCAGCCTCGATGTTGACGTCTAGATCAGCTCGTAAATTCATGCTGCCCTGGGATCTGATGCTGATATCAGACTTGGCATATATGTCTATAGAGCCATCGGCTGCCATCTCTACCCAGTTGTT